CCATATAAAGTAAAAGGAAAAAGTTATGGCATGTAGTAAGAAGTATGAAATAGGGCAAAAGATAAATGGCTGGAATATCTTAGGAACAAATGGAAAAAATAGTAGTGGTAGTTATCTATATATAGCTGAATGTAAGTGTGGATTATCTTACAATAAGACTTCCACTTACTTGAATGAACATACTAAATGTATGATATGTAGGCAATACGAAACTATTGCCGTTAACCCTAAAGATGTGAAATTCAGACCAAGTGCTAAAGAAATGATAATGATAAATAAATTATATACATTTCTTTCAGTAAAATATGACATGTGTATATCTGAGCAAATGTTGATGTGTGCTTTAATAAGATTGGGAATTAATTTTAAAGAAGATATAACTATAAAATAATTATGTATCAAGTATATACAATAGAGGCCACTAATTTAACTTTGTTGAGGGATACTACTAATAGTACTCTTAAAGATATTCAGGATGATGGTCATACTATAATTGATGTAAAATATAATACTTTGACTCACTGCAGATCAGATGCTACATATTATTCGGTTATGATAACTTATATGAAAGATTAAATAAATCTTGATATCGAACCTCGCCAATTCTAGACTCTAGATTAATAAAGCAGTTGAGAAAGTTTCAACAATTAAGCTTTAAGAGCTTTTCCCAGCTGCTTTAACAATCTTATCCCATTGATAAAAAGGCAATGTGATAATAATAAGGAGTTAGTAATGCTATTTCCCGCTTTGGGCCCTCAGTATTACAATGAAAAACACAAGGGTATTCTCTCCAGAATGGAAGCAGAATATGCTGCCGCTATTACAATAAATCAATCTTTCTGGGGTGAAGCTGATACAGATACAAGATTTATGTCAGGTGATCAGACTTTATGGAATGATCTTTATGGCAATCTCCCAGCTAACAGAAGAAGACAATTTACATTTAATAGAATAATGCGTGCGGTTAATATGGTTGATGGTCATCAACGTAAAAACCGTAAATCAACTATATGTGTTCCAATAGAAAACGGTGATAATGATACTGCTGATCAATTCACAAAAACATTAATGTGGATTAACCAACAAGAAGGCGTATTAGAAACTATATCTAATGCTTTTAGAGGTTCATTAATCACTGGTATGAATCTATTGCAAGTATGGATGGATTATAGATCCGATCCCATATCAGGAAATATCAGAGTTGATAATTGTAGTTATAATAGCTTTTTGATTGATCCCTATTTTAGGAAGCCTGATTTATCTGACTGTAATTTTGTATGGAAAAGGTCCTTCTTGACAAAGCGAGTTTGTATATCTCTACTTCCAGACTACGCAGAAGAGATACTTGGACTCGTGGGAAATGACTCTGGTACGGGTCGGGACGGTAAATTTCAGTTTATGCCAGAGAGTTATAATTACGGTTTGAAAAATTTATTAACATATGACGAGTTTTATTATAGAGACTTCAGGACACAAAAGATGCTCGCCGACTCTAGAACCGGAGAGACACAAGAGTGGCGTGGACAGGATGAAGATAAGCTTAGAGAGTTCTTGAGAGTTTATCCCCAAATAACGGTTATTGAACAAGAAGTACCAACTACCAGATTGGCGATAGTTGTACAAGGTAAAGTAATGTTCGACGGACCAAACCCTATGGGAATAGACCAATATCCATTCGTTCCGGTATTTGCATATTATTATCCGGAAATGCCATACTTCCCTCAACGTATACAGGGAATGGTACGTGGTTTACGTGATGCCCAGTTCCTATACAATCGTAGAAAAGTTATTGAATTAGATATACTAGAATCACAAATAAATTCCGGTTACAAATACAAAGAAAATGCTTTGGTTAATCCTAAAGATATATTCCTGAGTGGTCAGGGTAAAGGATTAGCACTTAAAGAAGAAGCATTAATGTCTGATGTTGAGCAGATTATAGCTCCACAGATTCCACCTTCCATGATTCAGTTATCTGAAATATTAGCTAAAGAAGTGCAGGAGATATCTGGTATCAACGAAGAATTATTGGGTAGTGCAGTCGATGATAAAGCCGGAATACTATCCATGTTACGTCAAGGGGCAGGACTAACTACGTTACAGATACTATTTGACAACTTAGATCATTCACAAAAACTACTTGGTAAGATCATGATAGATCTTATTCAGACCAATTTCACACCGGGTAAGATTAAAAAGATATTGGAAGGTGATGAACCTACTGCGCAATTCTATAATAAAGCATTTGGTAAATATCATGCAGTTATAGAAGATGGTTTAAATACATCGACTCAGAAACAGATGAACTTTGCTCAGTTATTGCAGTTACGTGAAACCGGGGTTCCAATACCTGATGATATTCTATTAGAAGCTTCAACAATACAAGATAAGAAAAAATTAGTAGAAGCGGTTACAAAGAATGCTCAACAAGCACAACAAATGCAACAACAACAGGCTCAATTACAGATGCAAGAAATTCAATCTAGAATTGAACTCACCAAAGCTAGATCTATGGCTGATCAGGGACTTGGTCTGGAACGTATAAGTCGTATTGAAGAAAATAAAGCATTGGCTCAAGAGCGTAGAGCTGAAGCAGTTAAAGATGAAGAGATTGGATTACTTAACTTGGTGAAAGCTCTTAAAGAGATAGACACATTAGATATACAACACTTAGAAAAATTAATATTAATGGCCAATAGTATAAAACAACAAGAATCAGCACTATCTACATTGAATAATAACCCTTCTCAGAGTGGTTCTGAGGCAGGTATTAGAGGTTAACCCTTGCAGCACGTTTTTGTGGTCTGCAATTTTACCAAAGGAGCCAACAATGGCGAAAAGATATTACGATTCAAGAAGAATGCGTGGAGACAGTAACATTAACCATAAACCTGATAAATTCAACGATGAATACCGTAGTGATAAAGACATCATGAGAGGTGAAGAACGTGCAATGTATCGTAAGGTTGGGGCTTGGGATGGTTATTATGCTGGTCCTGAACCTAGACGTCGTCAGGAAATGGAAGATTCTAATATGATTCATGAAGATCATATGGCTATTGCTAACCTTCCACAAAATGTGATGATCAAACCTTATCCTAAAACTGGTCCGTATATGCCTGAAGTACTCAATGATGACATTTCAGGTGTGGATGGTCAAATGGATTATGATGATGATAAGAGAGCAGATCACTTCTATCCTAAAAAAGTATAGTTGTAATTAAGAGGTGTAATATGCCTTCAATGCCAAGACCTAAAGAAAAACCGAGAAAGATGGCCTATAAGATTTTGGGTGTGCCTGCAAATATTGCATATAAGCGCACTAAAGATCAGAGAAGAGTTAACCAGAGATTGGTCTTTGAAGAGACTGTTAGAGTGAGATGAATCCCTTCGTATTTTCAGGGGAAGGTTTTTAACCATTCCTTCTCCTGAACATTATAGGAGTATAAATGTGTAAGAAATTAATTTTATTTTTAATGTTTATTAGTTTGCAGTGCAATGCTGTTAACAATTTCATATTGGATGCAATATGGACTGAAGTTAAAGATAATAAAGTATCTACAGCATTATCTGTAGTTATTATATGTGGTGTTACATATCAACTATTATCTTCTAAAGAATGTTGTAATGTTGCACCAAAACCAAAAAAGAAAAATTGGTTTTGGCAAAAAGATAAACCTGAAGAAAATAAATCTGAAGTTAAATGAGGTGATGTATGGCTAAGAAAGTAGCTCCTAAAATTGATTCTGTAAGAACAAAGGACTATGACTGGCAGTATAGAAGTTCTGAACGTTCATTGGGGTTCTTATCCCAAGAGGCTCAACGGGTATCATTATCCAATTTTTATGGTAATGTAGATCCCCGACGTAAGCCTGAAATAGCAGATAGCTATATGCTTAATGAAGATCATAGGGCTATGGCTAATCTCCCTGAAAAAGAGATTAATACTTTATGGAATCCTGGTAAGTTTCAACCGCAGTTCTGGTTACAGAATGAAGTCGAGGAATAATATGAAGATGTGTACTTGTAAGAATAAGAATTGTAAGAAGAATCATAAAAAAATGAGTAATAAAAGAGGAATTAAAAATGCGTAAAAAAGTTGTTAAATCTAAAAAAGTTAAAAAAGTGATGGACGAGTGGAAAGAAGGAAAACTTCACAGTGGTAGTAAGAAGGGTCCTAAAGTTAAGAGCCAAAAACAGGCTGTAGCTATTGCCTTATCTGAAGCCAGAAAGGTTGGTGAAAAAGTACCAAAGAAAAAGAAGAAATAATATTGAAATAATATAAATATTTGAGTTAAAGACCCTTTGCAATTGGGGTCTTTTTTTATTTTAATACCTAAAGTGATGGGGTGAAAAAATATTAAGTATGATGAGAAGTTAGTCGTGACTCCCCTCGGCCCCCCTGAAATTATGATATACTAATAGATTTGTCTGAAAGTTCTAGAATCGACCCATTAGGGTACCCATACAGGTCACATTTCGAACTTTCCACGGAATTCCGCGGAATATAACGGAAAATTTGATTTCGTACCTCAATAGTTGCATATTGTGCTTAAAGAGAGATATTACTTTTAAAAAAAGAGAGTAGTAATGAAGAAAACGAAGCGTAAGACGGTCGGAGAAGTATCGTTAGAACTGAGTCAGAAAGAACCTGAAACTCGTAGTCCTATTGAACTTGAAAAAGAGATGCAAAAAGACTACATGAAAAATCTAACAGAATGCATTGATAATCATTTTAAGTTATTTGAAGGTGATTTCTTTGTAGAAGTTACCACCAAAAATGAACCATTGATGCCTAATGTATTCCGTAATTACTTTGCCGGTAGGCGATCATGTCCTACACCAAATTATGATCAATCAGTTTATAGATATGACAGAAAAAATAGTCAGATACAGTATTTATGGACAGTTCCATCTAGAGATGCATGTCATTATTTAAAGGATAATGCGTTAGAGGTGGTGCCTGCTGAACACGAATTATTAAACTATGTACTTAAATTTGATGCAGGAATTCTATTAAGACTATGCAAGAAATTTAATAAAGAAGAAGAGAATAGTACAAAAATTATATCTTAGGAGTAAGTAGTAATGGCTGAAACCACATATGAAGTTCATCCGGAAATTGCTAGAACAATGCATGTTGAACAATCACAGGAGCAATTACAAGAAGTGGTAGCACCAGTAGAACCGACTACTGTACAAGCTACGACTGCCCAACAACAAATAGAAGAAAATGATAAAGATAGAAATTTCCGTGCTTTAAGAGATAAAACCTCTAAAATTCAACAAGAACGCGATGAATTGCTTTATAGACTACAACAAATGGAAGCATCTAAATCGTCTAACCAAAGTCAACCTAGTCAGCAATATTCTGAAGATGATGATATTAATTTAGAGCCTGAAGCTATCGCTGAAGGTAAACACATAAATAAGTTCAATAACAAATTTAATACCAAGATTAAGAGGCTCGAACAAGAATTAAATGTATATAAGCAGCAATCATCAGAAGCAACCGCTGAAGTTAGATTAAGAGCACAATATCCTGATTTTGATAAGGTAGTATCTAAAGATAATATTGAGTTATTATCAGCTGCATATCCAGAATTAGCTAAGTCTATAAACGCATCATCCAGTCTTTATGATAAAGCAGTATCTGCGTATACTCTTATCAAGAAATTTAACATTTACAATGAAGAGCCATATAAAGCAGAAGTTCAAAGAGCACAAGCTAATGCCGCTAAACCTAAACCTTTAGTTAGTGTATCCCCTCAACAAGGTGATTCTCCATTAACGCAGGCTAATGCCTTTGCCAATGGACTAACAGATGAGCTCAAAGAGCAATTACGCAAAGAAATGTTTGCTCATAGAAGAAATTTTTAATTAGGCTTCTGACTTTCTTTCGTGCATTTTTGTTTATCCATAGGAAGGTTATTAACCTTCCTATGGATATATTTATGATGCAAAGTTTAGTGTTAATTGTTGTGTTAATTTAGGACTAGGCTTTCTTTTATTGTTTGCATTTTCTTTAGGTGTTACCCAACGGCAATTCCCCGGTTCATAATTTCCGTCATTATTTATTCTATCTATTTGTAGACCTGGTGGCCTTAATCCCATATCTTTTATAAAATTTCTAAAATTGTGCCATTCGTCACATACTTTTATACCTCTAGCTCCGTACCATTTATATGACTTTAATTTATTATCTTTACATCTTCTCAACATAGATGCCCATAT